CAAAGAATTAAAGAATCTCCTGATAAACAGCGCAGGTGCTAGAGTTGTCCACAAAGCAGTAGAGATAGCCATGAATGATGAACACCCTGCCCAACTAGCCGCCATTAAGTTGTGCATGGACAGAATGTTGCCTGTCTCTATGTTTGAGAAAGAAGGCAAACAAAGGTCGGCAGTCACAATCAATATTACGGGTATTGGAGAGATTTCCCATGCTCCAACCATAGATGCTGAAGACATAGAGGCTAAAGATGAGTGATCTGAACTTTAGCCTACTCCCGTGGCAAGAGACAGTTTTCAAGGATCAGACAAGGTTCAAGGTTATTGCCGCTGGAAGACGATGCGGTAAGTCTAGGATGGCGGCAGTCACCTTACTTATTGAGGCTTTGCGCTGTCCTGCGGGTTCTGCGGTGCTTTATGTTGCGCCTACCAATGGTCAGGCTCGACAAATTATTTGGCAAGTTCTAATGGATTTAGGAAGGGAAGTTATCCAAAATGCCCACATCAACAACCAAGACATCACAACCATCAACGGAGCAACCATCTACGTCCGTGGAGCAGACAGACCAGACACGCTACGTGGAGTTTCACTCACCTATGCAGTCCTCGATGAAGTTGCAGACATTAAGCCCGAAGCGTGGGAACAAGTTATCCGAGCCTCCCTCTCCGATAAAAAAGGAAGAGCCATGTTTATCGGAACTCCCAAAGGAAGAAACTGGTTTTACGATCTGTTTAGATTGGGCGAGAGCGCAGAGGACACCGACTGGAAGTCTTGGCACTTCACCACAAAAGATAACCCCCTGATTGACCCAACTGAGATTGAATCAGCCAAGAAAACCCTGTCTACCTTTGCTTTTAAGCAAGAGTACATGGCTAGTTTCACCAATGCTGGTAGCGACATCTTCAAGGAAGAATGGATTAAGTATGGGGAAGAACCCCAAGTTGGCAGTTACTACATAGCCATTGACTTAGCAGGATTTGAGGAAGTTGCCAAACAAGCGGCTAACTCCAAGAAACGACTAGACGAGTCGGCTATCTCTGTGGTCAAGGTGACGGAGGATGGCAAATGGTGGGTAAAAGAGATCATTCATGGGCGTTGGGACATCCGTGAGACTGCGGCAAAGATACTGATGGCAATGCGAGACTATCGTCCTTTGGCTGTGGGAATTGAGCGAGGAGCACTAAAAAATGCAGTTTTGCCATATTTGTCTGACTTAATGCGTAAAAATAATGTATATTCGCACATAGTTGACTTGACGCATGGCAACAGGAAAAAGGCTGACCGAATTATTTGGAGTCTCCAAGGGCGTTTTGAGCATGGGCGCATCATCTTGAATAGTGATGAAGATTGGGATGTCTTTCTTGACCAACTGTTGTTATTTCCAGCACAAGGGGTTCACGATGACTTACCAGACTCGCTCAGTTATCTTGACCAGTTAGCGGTCACTTCCTACTTTGAGGGAGATGAAGATGAAGACTGGCAACCTTTAGATGTTATAGCGGGGTTTTAAATGGATGAAGAACTAGGACAGAGCGACTTTGTTGAACCTACGGAGTCTGACAAGGAACTGGTTTCCTTTGTTGTTGACCATTGTGACCGCTGGCGTGACTACCGAGACAGCAATTACCTTGACCAATGGTTAGAGTATGAGCGCATATTCCGTGGCGAGTGGGCGGCAGAGGACGCTAGTCGTGAATCTGAGCGTAGCCGACTGATAACCCCAGGCACTCAACAAGCAGTTGAAACCCGTCACGCTGAGATTATTGAAGCAATCTTTGGTCAAGGCGAATACTTTGACATCAAAGACGATATCCAAGACCTTGATGGCAATCCCCTTGATGTTGGCAAACTAAGAGCGCAACTGATGGAGGATTTCTCCAAAGACAAGGTTCGCAAGTCTATTGACCAAATCGTTTTGATGGCTGAAATCTATGGTTCAGGCATAGGCGAGATCATTGTCAAGACTGAGAAAGAATACTATCCATCGACTCAGCCGATTCCAGGCCAAGTTAATCAAGCCGCTATTGGCGTAATGGAAAAAGACCGCATCTCTGTGCGGATCAATCCTGTAAATCCTAAGAACTTCTTGTTTGACCCTAACGGAACAAGCATAGATGACTGTTTGGGCGTTGCTGTGGAGAAGTTTGTCTCCATGCACAAGATTGTCCAAGGCATTGAGGCTGGCGTGTATCGCAAAGTAGACATCAACACCGATCCTGATGACGCTGACTTAGAGCCTACCCAAGAATCTACACAGTTCAAGGACAACAAGGTTCGCCTGATGACCTACTATGGTCTAGTCCCACGGGAATACCTGAACAATCTTGAAGAGCAAAAAGACATTGTTGACCTATTCCCTGAGAATAGCGAAGCAGATACCTATACCGACTTGGTAGAGGCTATTGTGGTTATTGCTAATGACTCATTATTGTTAAAGGCAGAGCCAACGCCTTACATGATGAAGGATCGCCCAATTCTTTCCTACCAAGCAGACACAGTTCCCAACAGAGTTATGGGTCGTGGCACAGTAGAGAAAGCCTACAATATGCAAAAGGCGATGGATGCACAAATCCGTAGCCATTTAGACTCTCTTGCCCTGACAACTAGCCCCATGATTGCGATGGATGCTACCCGTCTACCAAGGGGTGCTAAGTTTGAGGTAAAGCCAGGGAAAGCAATCCTTACCAATGGCGCACCATCCGAGATTTTGATGCCATTTAAGTTTGGCACAACCGATCAAGGCAATATGGCAACTGCTACCGCCTTTGAGCGTATGCTCTTACAGTCTACTGGTACGCTAGATTCCCAAGGATTAGTCTCTGCCGTAGCCCGTGATGGTGGTCAAGGCGGTATGTCGATGGCAATTGCCTCGATTATCAAGAAGTACAAGCGCACTTTGGTGAACTTCCAAGAAGATTTCTTGATGCCGTTTATCAAAAAAGCGGCTTTCCGCTATATGCAGTTTGACCCAGAGCGTTATCCTTCTGTGGACATGAACTTTATCCCTACGGCTACGCTTGGCATCATTGCCCGTGAGTACGAACAACAGCAGTTCATTGGTCTATTGCAGACTTTAGGGCCAAACACGCCTGTCATGCCATTGATATTGAAGGGAATTGTGGGTAATAGTTCGTTTACTAACCGCTATGAATTGATGGAAGCATTGGCTCAGATGAGTCAACCTGATCCACAAGCGCAACAAATGCAACAAGCACAGCAACAATTGGCTCTGCAAGCGGCACAAGCGCAGATTGCAGTCAATACAACTCAGGCTGAACAAAATCGGGCTGAAGCAACCAAGACAATGGTTGAGGCTCAACTAATGCCACAAGAGGTGCAAGCCAAAGTCACCAACTCAATGACTCAAAACCTGCCAAATTCAGACGAAGCGGCAAGCCGTGAGTTTGATAAACGAGTTAAGATTGCGGAGTTGATGCTCAAAGAAGCAGACATCAAGAACAAATCCAAGATTGTTGAGTTGCAAATGGCTGATAAGAACAACAAAGTGCAAGGAATGGAGCAAGACTTCCTTGACCAACTGACAAAACAACTATCTTCAACCCCACCAAAGGGTGAATAATGGATATTGAAAGCCTAGCCAAGGAGTTAATCCTTAAGAATATGAATCCTGAACAGCAACTCGCTGTTTTGGATGGGATTAAGGCTTCTGTCGCACAAGCCAAAGAGGTTCAAAAGCAACGCATTGGTGAAAATGTAGGCTTAGTAGTCGATGCCCTGAAAAAGATTGAATCTGACATCCGTTCTCGCTTTGATGAAGTGGGAACTGCCATTGAACACCGAGTTAACGCCATTAAAGATGGGCGTGATGGCATAAATGGACAGGACGGCAAAAATGGCAGAGACGGACGTGACGGAAAGCAAGGCGTTCAGGGAATTAAAGGCAAAGATGGTCGAGATGGGCGTGATGGGGTGGACGGGGTTGATGGTGTTAGTGTCACCTCTGCTCATATTGATTTTGATGGTAGCCTTGTCATTGGCTTGTCTAGTGGTGTTGAACTCAATGTTGGTGAGGTGCTTGCTCCTAGCCTTGCGGAATCCATCAAAGTTATTACTAATGGTGGTGGCACTTCTCAGTCTGTCATTGATACCCTAGCCTCCCTACAAACACAGATAACAAACCTGATTCCTAGTCAAACAGGAAACTCAGGCAAGTTCTTAACTACCAATGGAACGGCTCTTTCTTGGGCAAATGTGGCTGGTGGTCTAAGTTACCAAGGAACATGGAACGCATCTACCAATACTCCTACATTGGCGAGTAGTACAGGCACAAATGGTTACTACTACATTGTTGCAACGGCAGGAAGCACTAACTTAAACGGCATTACTGATTGGCAAATTGGCGATTGGTTGATGTTCAATGGTTCTGTTTGGCAAAAGATTGACCAAACAAACTCAGTTACTTCTGTTAATGGACAAACTGGTGCAGTATCAGTAGGAACTGTTACTTCTGTATCTGCTTTAACGCTAGGTACAACAGGAACTGATTTAAGTTCTACTGTGGCTACTAGCACCACAACACCAGTAATTACTTTAAATGTACCAACTGCTTCTGCAACAAATCGTGGCGTATTAAGTTCTGCTGATTGGACAACATTTAACAATAAAGGTTCTGGAACTGTTATTTCTGTAAGTGGCACAACAGGAAGAATAACCTCAACTGGTGGCACTACTCCTGTTCTTGATTTAACAAGTGGCGTGGCAACGGCTGGAACAACTGGTTCGGCATCTCTGATTCCTGTAATTACCATAGACACTTATGGTCGGGTTACAAGCATCACAACTGCCGCTAACCCACAAGGAACAGTTACTTCTGTAACAGGAACTTCTCCAGTAGTCTCAAGTGGTGGCGCAACTCCTGCTATCAGCCTAGCAACTGGTTATGGTGATACGCAAAATCCCTATGCGTCTAAGACTGCTAACTATGTCTTGGCCTCACCCAATGGATCGGCTGGCGCACCAACATTTAGGGCTATTGTTGCCGCTGATATTCCTACGCTAAATCAGAATACGACTGGGACAGCCGCCAATGTAACTGGAACTGTTGCGATTGCTAATGGTGGTACAGGACAGACTACACAACAATCCGCATTAACTGCGCTTTCAGGAACACAAACAAGTGGTCAGTATTTACGTTCCAATGGAACGAATACATTATTGTCTGCTATACAAGCCGCTGATGTTCCTACGCTTAACCAAAACACAAGTGGTTCTGCCGCATCTTTATCAGCAACATTGGCTATTGCGTCAGGCGGTACAGGACAGACTACGGCTAACACGGCTTTCAATGCTCTAGCCCCTAGTCAGACAAGTAACTCAGGGAAATACCTGACCACCGATGGATCAAACACATCTTGGGCTACTGTTGTCTCAGGCGCAAGCATTAGCAACGACACGACTACATCAAGTAATCTATATCCATTGTTTGCGGCGGCTACTTCAGGCGTACCAACAACAATCTATACAGGTAACACTAAGTATTTGTATAAGCCAAGTACGGGTGAGTTGACTGCGCCAGCGCATATCTCATCTAACGGCATAAACATTAACTCAGCAACTGTTAGCGCAAGTTACACAATAGCAAGCGGCAATAACGGGTTATCGGTTGGGCCAATCACGGTGGCATCGGGTCAAGCGGTAACTGTCTCTAGCGGTCAACGCTGGTTAGTTTTGTAAGGACAAACATGGCATACGGAACAGTAAATGCTGACTTAATGACCACATCGGATGGTGTGAGTTCGTCTGGTCTTTATGGCTTTAAGAACCGCATCATCAATGGTGCGATGATGTTTTCACAGAGAAACGGAACAACTGCAACTTCAGTTAGCGGAAATGACATTTATACAATAGACAGATATAAAGGTTGGGCAAATGGTGGTGGAGTTTTTTCTGTTACCCAATCAACAACCGCACCAAGTGGATTTTCTAACAGTGCATTGATTACAGTTACAACTGCTGATTCTTCTATTGCGGCTGGTGACAACTATCGTTTTGCTCAAGTCATTGAAGGCTACAACATTGCAGACTTTGGTTTTGGTGCTTCTGGTGCATCGACAGTTACTTTAAGTTTTTGGGTGCGTAGTTCAATTACAGGAACATTTGGTGGTTCTTTTTATAGTTCGCCAGCAACCCGTTCTTATGTTTTTAATTACACAATTTCTAGTGCAAACACTTGGACATACATAACTACAACGGCTACTGGTGACACTACTGGTTCTTGGAATAACACTAATGGTCAAGGTTTAACTATTTATTTTGATATGGGTTCTGGTAGCAATTATGAAAACGCTACTGGTTCTTGGGTTGGAAGCGAAAAGTTTAGAACAAGCGGTAATGCAACCTTAATTTCAACAAACGGGGCTACTTGGTATGTAACTGGTATCCAAGTTGAAAAAGGCTCAACTGCAACGAGTTTTGATTACCGCCCTTTCACCACAGAACTACAACTTTGCCAACGATATTTTGCAACTACATATAACACAGGCGTGGCGGTTGGCGCAGTATCAAATCTTGGTGCTTTGTATCGCACATTGGATGCAACTCAATCATATAGTTCTTTAATGTGGAGTTTGCCAGTAAAAATGAGAGCAACTCCAACATCAACTATTTATAGTCCAAATTCTGGAACTGCCGCAAAATTTTATACAAATAGCGGGGCTGTTGATGTATCAGTAACAGCGGCTGGATATGATGGTATGCAAACAGTAGCCGCTATTGTTAATGGTGTAAGCGTTAACGCACAATCATTTATTTCTGGTCACTTTACTGTTTCAGCGGAGTTATAAATGTATAAATTATTAAACGGAATAAGTAAAAGTCTTGTTGCTATTCAGCGCATAAGTGATGGCGCGTTTATACCTATTGACCCCGCTAACACCGATTACATTGCTTATTTAGCATGGGTGGCTGAGGGTGGTCAACCTTTACCTGCGGATGAATAATGATTAGCGTATATTGGATTAGACATCAAGACCATACTGACATATTTAGTCAGGGGTATGTTGGCATTTCTAATAAACCAAAAGAACGTTGGAGGCATCATTGCACCAAACCTAGCAACTTGCATATGAAAAATGTTATTGCTAAATATGGTTGGAACAATTTGGTTAAAGAAATTATCTTGATTTCAGATAAAGATTACTGCTTAGATATTGAGAAAAAATTAAGGCCATCTGATTTTGTTGGTTGGAACGCAATTGCTGGCGGAGGTATGCCACCAAAACCAAAAAAAGGCATGGGTAAAGGTCACGCAACATCTCAAGCCACAAGAATTAAATTATCCGAGGCAGGAAAAGGAAGACAATTTACTATGGAATCAAGACAAAAAATAAGTGAAGCCGCAAAAGCACAATGGGCTAGATATCGTGCCAACGGCAACAAACACACGCCTACTCCCGCAGACGAAGGAACACAATAATGGCGGCACTAATCCCATCAGCAAGCGCAACAGGGTCAGGAACAATGACCTTGGCTGGCCCTTCTACAAACTCTAATCAGACTGTCACGATTCCAGACGCTACTGGAACAATGATGGTTAGTGGCAATATGCCAGCGTTTAGTGCTTATTTAAGTAGTAATCAAACACCCTCGGCAAGCACATGGACAAAAGTTACTTTAGATACAGAATTATTTGATACAAACAGTAATTTTGCGTCTAGTCGTTTTACGCCAACTATTGCTGGCTACTACCAAATAAATGCTCAAGTTGGTCAAGATTATGGTGGAAGTTATAACGCTGGAACAATAGGTGGGGCTATATATAAAAATGGCTCAGTTTACGCACAGCAAAGAACTACATCACCCACTGCTGGTTGGGCCTATGGAAACAATATAGTAAGTGCTGTTATTTACTTTAATGGTTCAACAGATTATGTTGAATTGTATGGATATAACGTGAACTCAGACCCTCGTTTCCTTGGTGGCTCATCTCAAACATCAATGTCTGGCGTACTTGTGAGGAGCGCATAACATGACTTTATATGACAAAATAAAAACCCTATATCCAGAACTTACAGAGCGTGATTTTGATACTGTAATCACACTACAAAACGACTCTGACGGCAAAGGCGATTACATAGCCAAATGGGAACATCCAACCCTTGCTAGACCTACTGCGGAGCAATTAAGTGACTCCTGAACTACAAAAATACTATGAAGACCGCTTTGACATGATGTCAAGGGAGGGGTGGAAGGATTTGATGGAGGATATTGACAACATGATAAATTCATTGAACAATATTAGTACAATCCCTGATGAAAAAAGCCTACAATTCAAAAAAGGCGAACTTTCTATCCTAGTTTGGCTGAAAACCTTAAAACAGGTCAGCACACAAGCATACGAGGAATTGAATGAAAAGAATGTTTGAATTTGCCTGTGAAAACGGGCATAAAACCGAAAGACTTTGTGATTATGAGACACAGAGTTTTAGGTGTGAGTGCGGAGCGCAAGCCAATCGCAT